CAGCGTCATCCACCACGAACCCGTTGTATGGTTTTAAAGAAATAAAAACCTTACCGTACGATGGGGGTTCGTTATCCTCACCGCCCCATACAGAGACAGCCTCTACTTGAGGGTATTCGGCTTTAATTAAAGCAGCATAATCATTTCTTGTTACAGCTCTATTTTTTGTTAAATTGTACTTAGGTGCATTGAACTTGATTGATGATAAGGCTTCTTTTTGTGTACCATTTGTAGAGTTACTAAGTACGCTAACAGTAATATTATCTGAGCCACCTATTTCGTTATCGCAAACAAAATTCTGTGTAAAATTGCTTGAAACATTACACTGCTCACCTGACGTGGAAAGATATGATATTTTAATTATATTACCAGCTGATAGTAGCTTACCTAATACACCATCACCAAAATATAGTTGATACCTACCAAAAGGATTTTCTTCAAGAAAAAATACTTTAGAAGCTGTATTAAGGTTAGTTATATCTTTTGCTAAATTGTAAGTAAAAGAAGTCAGATCTGAAGAAGAGTTTTGTACTATAACTTGTATAGTATTTGTGTCAATATTTTCATTAGGTATTTCATATTTCTCATCTGGACCTGGTGTTGCTACAACATGTTGATATTGTAACAGGGTACCTTCATACACTTCTAGATTCGAAAACAAGTACGTATCATTTACAGGTGTTGTAGTCTTTGTTTCTAAATTATAAAATGTGTAGGATTTACCGTTTATATTTGTAGAGAACGGAGTAAATTTTTCCAAGGTTAAAATCGTTGGTAGATTATCCGGGGAATTTACTGTTACATCTAATTTAGCTATAGCTGCCCGGGCTGATCTAGGTGTATAGCCTAGTTGTTTAGCTAAAGAAACTACCGAGGATCTTTTAATAGCAGAATCTAAGAACATCTCATTAATAACCATATTAGCTAGATAAGCATTGTAATGGGTATTGTATGCTAGAATATCTAATAGTACAGATAAGCCTGATCCTTCAAAATCATAATCAGCAAATTCTGTTTGAGAATTTAAAAATTCTTTTAGATTTTGTTTAATATCATCAAAATCTAGTTCGGCTATTCTTAAGTTAGGCATTATCTTATTCTTGAAACAGCAGTGGTAAGGGTGACCGGTTTTTCTGAGTTTATTAATTTAAAAACTATAGACAGGGTAATTTCGTTACTATCTACATTTTCATCTACTTGTACGTCAATTAATTTAACTCTTGGTTCAAATTTTTCAATAACATCAAATATAGTTTTTTTAATAATACTTCTTGTGATAGGGTTAAAATTTTCAAATAATAAACTATAAACTTGACATCCTATTTCCGGATGAAACGGTCTTTCGTAATTACGTGTAAATACTAGGTTTTTTAAGGAAGCTTTTACAGCTTCTTCATCGTATTTTTTAGTAATGTCTTTCGTAAAGGCATTAACGGAGAATAATAAGTTAATATCAGAATATTGTCTTGTTTTTCTATCTGTTGCCATTAAATTATTTATCCGATAAAAACATTAGGAGAACCAGATGTTATCACTTCTGATCCATAAGAATCGCCTTTTCTGCCGGCGTTAAGTAAATTAATAAAGACACTTGAGCTAAAAGTGCTTAAAGCTACATTATGCGGTGAACAGCCATCATCTGAAGTAGCAAGATGAATTGCATTTCTATCATCTTTACGTACAATACCAATATTGTTAACATAAACATCGTTTGAGCCTTCGGCTGTTACCGTTGTACTATCGCACCCATGACCTGTACTTACTGTATCTGTACCGCTTTTTCTCGCTGCTTCTGGCATATTTATCCTGTTAAGCTAACTGCGATAGATCAGAAGAAAACTTAGTATGATTCCAAAATGTCATTACTTCATATCGGTTATTAGTTTCTGCAAAAGAAATATGAATCCACGGGTTATTAGTATAAGCGCAAAATTCTAAAATAAACTGATCATAAGCTAATGATTTAGCTAATAGCTTTGCAATATCAAAATAATCTTTTTTAGAAGCACCTTTAAATTGTATATCCACAGCTTGACCGAGGGGGTGTACGGACATTGTTGAAGAATTTTTTCTTGATCTAAACCCCGATGTTACATAAGCATTCGGGTATAAGTTATATACAGGTTCTAATACATTTAAAGCTAAAACGTGTAAATTATAAGCTATACTACCATATGAAACTTCAGTGCTGTAGATGAAGTCTTTTGTAACCGCTGCTTTGGAGGACAACATCTCCACAGTGAAGTTAGGGGATAATTTAAAATTACCAGGTAGTAGCTTAGCATTTTTAATTTCAGCATTACCGGGTATAATGTTTCTTTGCGCAGAAGTTACTGTAGCAGTATCTTGTACTACGGGTTTTGCATTTAATTCTTCTGCAGTGGCTAAGCCTAGCAACTTTAATTTTTCTATATTAGCTGCTTTTTCTTCTTCGGTTAAATTAGGGTCTTCATTTAGTAGTACATAGTTATCGTGTATTGTAAGTGGCTCAGGGTCACTAATATTAACTTCTAAAATATCTTTTCTGCCATCAATAATACCTGTATTTGACACCCCAGCAATAATACTACCAGTAGCTGCAGAAGCTTTATTAGAATTTAACCAAATTTGTGCACCGTCAGCGTTAATATCGTTCCCCGCTTTTAAATTAATACTACCAGTGGCTTGATGGTATGATGAGCCTGAAATTTTATTATGTAGTGTTGTAGTTTGTAATTTAACAGCTGTGTTTGCAAATAAATGCATATCTTCGAGTACATGAAAATTCATTTGAGTATTAGATTTTAAATTCATTATCTTATACGCTTGTATATTCACTAAATTACTAGATATATTAAATTCTTCAACTGATGATAAATTAAACTTACCACCAGCCTGAGCAGTGATATCATTCTTACAAAGAAGATTAGTATCTCCTTCTACTTCTATATTAGCATCGTTACCTACAAAAATATTACATGCACCGTTAACCGAAATATCTGCTTTACCTGTTATTGAAATTTTACCGTTCTTATCTATAATTTCATAACTACTACCCTTAGTTCGCTTTACTACACTACCATTAGGGTCAATTTCAATATACGTACCTGATTTATGGTATACGTGTAACCGCTCACTACCAGGGGTATCATCAATTTCGATAATGTGACCCGATTCTGTTTCTGTAACTTTATTATACGGGTACTGTGCTTTATATGCAGGCTCAGGTTCACTCCAAGAATCGTTACCGGGTAACCTAGCCCCTACCATTTTATTATTTTTTTTGTCTTGTATAATAGTATTAGCAATATCACCTGTAGCTAACTTATTAACATCAACCCTATCCTTATACTCTTTTGTAGGGTAGTTTGCGTTTGGATCAATAAACCCTTTTTCTAAAGCAATCAGTTTTTCTTTATTCTCTACAGAGTATGCATCAAAAGAAGAAGATTGTTGTAGATATTTGTCAGTATTTTTTTGCACATACTTTGAATCAATATCACTAAGAGCTTGTGTTGTTGAACCCCCAGTGTAAGCTCCTGCAACTTCGTTTGTAGATAATGTAGGTTTTATTGTTTTACCGTAACCAAAAATAGTATCGGTTGCGCTTTTTAAAACAGTATTTACATTTTGTCCTATAATAGGTGTTATAGAAGCTAATAAAACGGAAGATAAATTATCAAAATTAATTAAATTATTACCTCTTGGTAATATTAATCTTAACTCGTTTTGTAGTGAAGAAACAATTAAATTAGTTACTTGACCTGTAACTTGTGTACTAACTGTTGAATTAAGGTTATTAAACAGCCCACTGCTGCTAATATTATTAGTAACTAAATTAACAGGGTTTTTAATACCTATAAGTGATTTAGGTATGGATTCTAAACTAAAACTAGTGCTCTTTAATACAGAGTTAGTTAATATTGGCGCATACTGTACTGCAATACGTGATACAATTCTTTTAAGGATTACGTTATCTATACCTGTGTTTAAAGATATAATTTGATTAAAAATAGTATTACTTAATGCTTGAGAAACTTGCTGAGTTAGAATATCTGAAGGTATCATACTGTTATAAGACCTAATAAGGATTTTTTTTCATCTTGATATCTACTCTTTACACCGGTTTGAATAGATGCTGAGCTTGATTTGAAGTATTGATTTACCGTATTAATTTTATATTCGCTAACTAAATTAACAATATCTTTATCGGATAATTGGCTTTTACCCTTTAAAGGTGTAACAAATACACTGGTATTTGCTGGTCCAAACTGCACTGCTGTAGACCATGCTAGATCTTGAACTGCTGGTCCGAATTTAGTTAAATCAATACCATTTCTCTGTAAGTTTGAGATATAGACATCGTAATAATTTCTCTTTACAAATTCATGCTGATCATCATCGAAGGCGGTAGTATTTTTGGAAGCTACTTCTTTCCACTTAGCATCAAAGGCAGCTGTAGCGGGTTCTAAACCTGCAAATTCGTTTTTAAATTTACAACTTTTTATAAATTGTAGTACTGGTGAATTTTTAGACGATGGTCTAGAGTTACCGTTTTGCATTTTTACAGGTAAATAGGAAGCGAATTGATAGGTACCATAAGACGCCCCACCAAAATCATTAGCTGCTGATGTATTATAATTATTTATTGTACCTGGGCCCCTACCACCCGATTCATATTTCTCTGATGTTTGACCCAGTTCCCACCCATCAACCGGAGGGGTACCTACCCTAGTAGGATTGCCGCTACTGTCAAGTATTTTTTCACCATTTTTATCTTTTAAATACCCATCATCAGAATTTAAAACTGATGGTAAACCCTCTTGTGAAGCGAAAGATGTTTGGGCTACTTTGGTAGATATTGTACCAAACATAGCCGGCTGTTGCATGTCTTCCCCGTCGAGAAAAAAACCAATAACCCAGGTACCTTCTATAGGCCCGAGAGGCGAAGAACCTATACCGGAATTAGCAGCGGATGTAATAGGTTGTATTGGCATACACCAGGGTAGATCTTTCGTTGGTAATAAGGTTTTACTTTCAGTATGGTACCCGAAGATGCGAACCTTACAACGGCCCATCTTTTCTGGGTCCATTCTATTCTCAACAACACCTATCCACCAATTAAACCCGTCTTTATTAAATATTTTCTGCATTTTTATTCACTTGTTTCTTCTAAATATAATGAGTCTTTAACAATTTCCATTGTCATTGTGTGTTCGTTTTTATTAATTTTATGCCTAATAGCAGTTATTAAATAGTTACCTGAATATAATTTATCATGTTTAGCGCTAGTTGTATCTGCCTCGCTCTTAACATCCAATGAAGGAAATAAGAAATATAACATTCTACCAACTTCAATATCTGTTCTACCTGGAACTGTAATATTCATTTTAATGTTTGTTAGATCTAATAAGCTAGATTTTCTATTACCGTAAATTGTATCCATTTTTTCATTTATGTTACCTTCGAAGTTGTCATAAAGTTTAGGGTTCTTAGGGTAAAATGAAATATTTGTAGAAAAATTTCTTAATGAGTTTTCAAAAAATGGTGGGGTAGCTTTACTACCCTGACCTGAAGTATGAAAGTAATTTTTATACTCATTGACGTGGTCATAATCAATAGCTTCATATTT